CGGTGCAATCCTTCCAACGGCGATCCAGCTGATCGATGGCGCACGACTGCGCAACCCCGATCGGACCTTCGATCCGCAGCGGGATATCCGTGAGGGGGTTGAGCTGCGGGATGGCTTTCCGGTGGCGTATCATATCGCAAAGCCCGGGCCTGACCTCTTTCTCGGCTCCGAGACCGTGCGGGTTCCGCGCTTTGATTCCGTAGGTGAGGCGCTCGCGCTCCATATTTTCCAACAGCGGCTGATCGGGCAGAGCCGGGGCGAGCCACTCCTTTCGCCCATCATCGAGAAGTTCAAGCAGATTTCCCGTTATTCCGAGGCAGAGATCGCGGCCGCCGTGATCAACGCCTACTATTCGATGTTCATCACCAGCGAGACCGGTGGAGTCCTTGGCAACCGTTCCCAGGCGCATCGCACGCAAGATGATCAGAAAAAGAGTGAGGAACCCGGGCAGCGGCGATCGAACACGATCGAGGGGACCAAGGGCACGATTGTTGAGCTTCTGCCGAACGAGAAAATCAGCAGCGCTGCGCCAGGCCGTCCCAACTCCAACTTCGACCCATTCGTGCAGGCCATCATCAAGCAGATAGGTATCGGTCTGGGCCTTCCCTATGAAGTCCTCACCCAACACTTCCAGAGCTCCTATTCAGCGGCGAGAGGAGCGATTCTGGAAGCCTGGAAGGCTTTCAAGATGCGGCGGGCCTGGCTCGTTTCCAGCTTCTGTCAGCCGGTGTGGGAATGGGTCATAACCGACGCAGTCCGCGCAGGCATGCTCGATGCTCCCGGCTTTTTCGAGGATCCGCTGAAGAGAAAACTCTGGCTGCGAACGCAGTGGGTCGGCAGCGAGATGGAATCGATCGATCCGCTCAAGGATGCCAAGGCTCACGAAGTCGAACTTAAAAACGGTCTTGATTCGAGGCGCTCAATTGTTGAAGGACGCGGAAAAGATTTCGACAAGGTTCAGCGTGAAAATCTGGAGGAGCAGGAAGTGCTGCCTTCCGATTCCAAAAAAGTTGCGAAATCTAAACCTGTTTGATTCGCTTGTCAAGTTTCTGGGTGTCCACAATTTGTGGACAGCAGAAAGCTTCTCTTTTCGCTTGCATTCGGATTATTTTTGCCTCGTGACATGCACGAGGTGAACTGTGTCCTACGCATTAAACGCAATATTAAAGAGCCACTGGGCCATGACGGACGAGGCTTTGAAAAATCTCGTTTCAGTTGCTCAAAAACACAAAGAATAGTGAATCACGGACGTCAACCACCCGCCCCTTCAGGGGGCAGGCTTGTAAGGAGCGATCCGAACGAGTCTCACGTTGACCCGCCCGAGCAAGAGGGGCAACCCTCAAGCTACGTTAGGAGCGAATCAGATAGTTACCCCCGGATGCTTCTCCAGTCCTGGGCTCTAAGGCAAGTAGTTAAACAGGCGCAAGGGGTTAGACCAGTGCTACTTGCAAGTAAACCGCTCCATAACTTCGGCCAGGAGACCATTACCCGCGCAAGCGGAGAACCAAAGGTAGCTTTAAATGCAACGAGTGTTTGTTTTATCGAAGACCGGAAAGCCATTGATGCCGTGCCATCCGGCTCGTGCTCGTGAGCTTTTGCGGAATGGTTCGGCGCGAGTATCCCGTCGTTATCCTTTCACGATTCAGCTCAATGAGCGTGAGGATGGTGTGGTTCAAGAAATGGAATTGAAGGTTTGTCCCGGGAGCAAAGCCAGCGGTTTGGCTCTGGTCGGCGCCTTCAAGCGTGGCCGCCGGGTGCTGTTTGCAGCGAATATTGAGCACCGAGGGCAGGCAATTCGTGATGCGTTGCTCTCCCGTCGATCGGTTCGCCGATCAAGACGAAACCGCAAGACGCGTTACCGTGCTGCGCGCTTTCTGAATCGGCATCGTCCTAAAGGGTGGCTGGCGCCATCACTCAGATCCCGAGTCGAGAATGTCCGGATCTGGTCGGAGCGACTCCTGGCTCGTGCCCCAATCTCCGGGATTGCTGTTGAGTCGATGCGTTTTGATACTCAGAAGATCATGGACCCCGAAATCCGTGGTGTTGAGTACCAGCAGGGTGAGCTGTTTGGCTACGAGGTGCGCGAGTATCTTCTGGAAAAGTGGAAGAGAACGTGTGCGTATTGCGACGCCCAGAATGTTCCGCTGGAGATTGATCATATAGTGGCCCGCTCGCGCGGCGGGAGTGAGCGGGTATCGAATCTCACGCTGGCCTGTCATCGCTGCAATCAGCGAAAAGGGAGCCGCCCGGTCGAGGAATTTGTGAAGGACAAGCGCCGGCTGCGAGCCATTTTAAGTTGTACGAAAGAGTCCCTTCAGGATGTGGCCGCGCTGAACTCGACCCGCTTCGCTCTGGTCGAAAGCCTCAAGGCTTCTGGCATACCAGTGAGCTGCTGGTCTGCAGCCAGGACGAAGACGAATCGGATAGGGCAGGGTTATGCAAAAGACAAGTGGATCGACGCTGCCTGCACGGGCGAAAGCGGTTCAGCGGTGTTCATTGCCGTTGGTCACATGGCCTTGCAAATAAGGTCTGACGGTCGCGGCAGTCGGCAGAAGTGTGCGATGGATCGCTACGGCTTTCCAAGAACGGCGCCAAAAGCTCGGAAGCGTGTCCATGGTTTTCAGACGGGCGATATGGTGAAGGCAGTTATCACCAAAGGAAAACATACAGGTGTCCACGTCGGTCGTGTGGTGATTCGCAGCAGAGGTTTTTTCACGATCAGAAGCGGCGCCAAAAAAGTTGATGGAGTTGGATATGGATATTGCAAGTCTCTGCAAAAGGTTGATGGGTACTCGTATGCCCAATAGTTCAGAGAGGTAAAATTTGTCACTTATTGAGATCATCACAAATTCCCACTGGGCCATCACTGATGAGGCTTTACAGTCACTCGCAGCATTCGCTGAGGCTAACGGGGATATAAATTCTCTTGAAAAGAATCGAGGCGAAAGGCCGCACAATACGGAAAATGCCAGTATTCGGAACGGAGTGGCTACCATTCCGGTCCGTGGACCCTTATTCAAACGATCTGATTTTTTTACTGATTACTTCGGTCTCACGACCTATGAGTCGGTGCTTCGGGACTTTCATCAAATGATCGAGTCGCCTGATGTGAAGAGCATAGTCTTTGACATCGACAGCCCTGGTGGAATGGCCAGCGGCATTTCCGAGCTATCCGACCACATTCATGCGACGCGTGGGAAAAAGCCAATCGCCGCCTATGTCGGCGGTTACGGGGCCTCGGCCGCCTACTTCCTTGCGAGCGCATGTGACCGTGTTTATGCCTCCGACGATGCGATTGTCGGCAGCATCGGAACTCAGACGACGGTCTACACGAGAAAAGAAGACGGCAGGCTTACTTTCCGCTCGGCGCAGTCACCCAACAAAAACCCCGACCCGGCAACGGATGAGGGGAAAAAAGCCACGCAGTCGATCACCGACGCTCTCGCCGAAATCTTCGTGCAAAAAGTCGCCCGAAACCGCGGCATAAGCCGTGAAACAGTCATGGAAAACTACGGCCAGGGAGCTGTGTTTGTGGGCGAAAAGGCCCGCACACAGGGCCTGGTTGATGAAATTTCGACGCTCGAAGGCGTCATAGCAAAACTTGGAGAGAAACCAGTGACCACACCAGTCATCACCACCGCATATATTGCGGAGAAACACCCTGAGATCGCGCAGCATTTCATGAACCTTGGGACCGCGGCAACGATCGAGAAGCTCGAAGCCGAACAAAAACGCATCGAATCCATCCGTGCGAGTGCCAAAGGCCTCGTCTCTGATGAGTTCTGCCATGGGCTTATCGAAAGCGGTGTGTCCGCCTCGGATGCCATGGCTGCCATCATCAGGGAGGCTCAGAAAAACCCGCCCAAGGCAAAGAGCGACTCCCGCGCGGAGACCGACGCGGGGCTGGCAGGGCTGAACACACCGCCCATTGAATCCTCGCCGGCAGGCGGGGATGAAAAAAAGACCCTTGATACCGGCATGGATACGATCCTTGCGCTTCTGCATCAAACTGAGGGCCTTAAAGTGCGAGGACTCAAATGACCTACAATTATCGGCCCGGTTATCGAAAAATTGGTGAACACAATCCACGCACAATCCGACTCGGCAATTTTCCGATCAGACGGGACTCGGTTGTCATCGAAAGCGGCCAGAAATTGCTCATGGGTTCGATCCTTGGTCGAAAGACGGCCACTGGAAAGTGTGTGCTGTGCGCGAAAACCAAAGAGGATGGCACTGCTGTCGAGGATGGAAGTGAAAAAGCCATCTTCATATTAACGGAAGACGTGGACGCCAGCCAGGGCGATCAAACGGCCGCTATATATCGAATGTGTGCAGCCTTTGGCCTCGACCTGATAGTGGGCAAGGGCCACACGATCGAGTCGGTAACAGAGGATCTGGCGTTGCGCTGCATTTTTATCGATAAAGGCGAGGACTTATACGCATGAATACACTGCCAATCTACGGAACCTATTATCTTTATCGCCTCTTCCAAAAGCTGGTTCCGGAACCGTCGATCTTCTACAACACGTTTTTCTCGGCTCCGCCGGTCTTTTCTGAAAAAGAGGAGATCCATTTTGATCACAGGCCTCCGAAAAAAACCGGGGTCGCGCCGCTGATTCATCCCGGTCTTGAGTCGCCGACCTTCAAGAAGACGGGTTTCTCGACCACCGGAATCAAGCCGGCCTACATCAAGGAAAGAATCGATCTGACGCCCGATCGCGGGTTTCATCGACTGGAAGGGGAGGACTACGGGGGCAGGCTGACACCAATGCAGCGCCTCGAAATCCTTCTGGCTCGCGACATGAAGACTCTCCAGGATCGATGGATGAACCGGCTGGAAGTGTTCGCGATCGAGGCAGTGAAGACTGCAAAGCTCACCATCAAAGGTGAGGGCTTCAACGAAGTTCTGGACTTTGGCCGTGATCCGGCCCTCAATATCCGGCTGACAGGTGAAGGCTCCTGGAAAAACAAAGCCTTTCCCATGACCGCGTTTATCGAAGAGAAGCGGGAGCTGATAACTCAAAAGTGTCTCGATCAGCAGCCGCCGACGCAGATGTGGATGAGCCGGTCGGCATATCAGCTCTTTCTGCAGAACAACGAAGTACAGAAGATGCTGCAGATTTTTCAGCAAAGCGCACAAATGAAGGTCACCATCGTGCCCGCTGCGCAATCCTTTGAGACGGTTACCTACAAAGGTCATTTTGGTGACGTCGATATTTTTGTGTGCACGGCTCTCGATCCTTACGGCAGGCCGTATTTTGGCGAAAACGAAGTCCTGTTTCATAGCGGGGATGTGCTGGGCATTCCGTTTTTCGGGGCCATTCATGACCTCCATGCCGGCGTTTTCGCGCAAAAAGTCTTCCTCAAATCCTGGACAATCGAAAGCCCCAGCGTGCGCCTGGTCGAGCTGCAGTCAGCACCGGTGCTTGGTGTTTTTGATGCAAACAAAGCCGCATTGATGACTGTGGCATAAACAAAGGAAATTTCTGGCCAGAGGAAGGGAAATGAATGCTGCTCCCTGAACGCTCCGAGCCCTTCTCCCACAAGGGCCGTCAGTTCCAGGCGATCTTTTTCGAATACGACGTTCGTACTGAAAAAAACATCAGCCCTGGCGGCCGGACCCGGGTGATCCGCATCCAGGTTGAGGATGACGTCGCTGATACCCTCAGCGAGATGGACGTCATAACCCGAATGAAAAACGGCAAGTCCTATCAGATCAAAAGCCAGACCCTGTCAGGGGTTGGCATCATCGAGATCGATCTTGCCCTGTCGCAGGAAAAGCCTTTTGTGAGGACCTATTGAAACTGCTCGCGATCAGAACGGAGATAGAAAAGTCCCTCGTGACCGCATTGCCGAACTGGAAAAGGCTCTCGGCCAACAATGTGGAAGCCAAGGATGAGGACTATCCCTGCATCAACACCTTCTTCGACAAGGACCGGCTCCTCAGCGACGAAGGACCAATCGAGACCCGGGGCGTGAGCTTTGAGATCGAGGCCGGCTTCAACGTCACGAGTGGCGATCCCGAGAAGGAACTGATCGAGCTTAGGCAGCGGATCGAGTACGCGATCGAGACGAATGGGGATCTAAAAAATCTCATGACGAAACTGCGGTTTCTGAAGGTTCAGTTTGTGAGTGACATGACGGGCAGTCAGCCGCAGGCATTTCTCTTCATGACGGCGATGATTCAGTACCAGAAGCCGCGGGCGTGTCCACCGCCACCCGTGGTCAGTCCGGATCTGGTGGCCACCATCAACGGGGTCAAGCAAACGGATGGATGAGCAGGCAATCAAGGACCTCATGCAGCGGCTTAATAACGTCCTGAGGCCTGGCACCATAGCCGAAGCAGATCACCTGCTCGGTCGTGCAAAGATCAGGCTTGGGCCTCAGCTGAAAACGACCTGGCTCCAGTGCTTTGAGGCCTGCGCGGGAAACCCCAGGACATCAACGCCGCTGAAGATCGGCGAGCAGGTGATGGTGCTGTCCCCAGGCGGAGAATTGTCCTCCGGCTTTGCCCTGCGGGGGCTCAGTTCCGCAGCGAATCCCAGGCCTTCAGACAGTGAAACGCTGCACCTTTGTAAATACGACGACGGCCTGGAGCTGTCCTACGACACGGCATCAAACAGCCTTGTCATCTCGCGGCCGGAAAAGCTGAACGTGCTGATCAAAGCCACCAAGGTGGAGTTTGAAACCGAGAAGTTTGAAGTTCGGAACAAGGCCGGCATAGCTCTGATCAAGAGCATCTTTGAGCTTCTGAAAATGATCATCGATTCAACGACGGTCACCATGATGGGCGACAACCCGCTGCTGCCAGCGTCTGTGGACGGGCAGGCGAAGGCCGAAAACATCAAGTCCTTTGGAGGCTGAAGCGTGGCACTTTCACCCGGAATTGATCAGCTGGCTGATGCGATAGCTGACGCGATGCTGACCGTGGGCCGAAACAGAAAAGCCGCTTGGAGAAAGGCGATCAGAATGCTGATCGAATACCTGATAAAAAACGCGGTCGTTACGGGCGCCGCGCCGTCCGGCGGTGGTCCCATCGTAGAGGGAAAAATCACATGATGGGCATGGACGAGCGCACGGGAAAACTCATCAAGGGCAGGGCCTGGCTGAAGCAGGCTGTACAGCGTGCCCTCAGAACCCGCAAGGGTTCGCGGCCGATGGCCCGCTGGTACGGGACCGATTATTTGAAACAGCTCGGAATGCCCATCACCGCAAAGTCGGTCGTGGAGCTGAGCTCGGACCTCGCCGAGAGCATCGAGGGAACAATCCCGGGCTCGCGTCTCGGGATGATTTCAGAGCAGGAAAACGGCGAGCAGCTGCGGGTGTTCATG